TTAATATCAGTGACCCATCAGTAACGACTCAAGTGGCAACATTAGCTAAAGAATTGGAACAAACTTATTCCAAAGATAAAGGTAAGTCAACAATACCTAAGTTAGCTGATGTAGCATGGTCAGTATCACACGCAGAAGCTGGACAAGATCAGCAACAAGCAACAACTACTCCTGCCCAAACCGGAGCAAACCCATCATCTGCATCAGCCGCGGCGACAACAAATACTACACCGCAATCGGCTCAAGCTTCAACGCAACAAGCTAAGATGACAGCCACACAAATCACTAAGTTGATGCAAGGTTTATCTACTAGACAAAAGCAATCTGTATTGAAAAACCTACAAACACAGTTATCTAAAACACCGCCTAGTAACAAAAAACAAGTATCACCTTCTAAACGAATAGGTTTTCTTCCAGAAGAAGAGGCTAAACTTCAACAACGACTACAACAAGCACAGGCAGCCGGAAAATAATATAAAACGTTGCGTTATGTCAACGGAATAATATTATTAGTCACATATTCACTATATAAATACTTTGTAAAAAATATAGGAATATTGTGGCTTCAAAAATGATTATTACATTCTCTAAAGAGGGTAAATCTACCGGATGGGTAGTGGTGGAGTTAAACGATAATGAAACAACATCTGTATTTGTAGATTTAATAAAACAGGGCCATGGCACATCCACACATAATAATACTAGCATAAGTCGTGATAAATTAGATATTGTAAATAGTTTTTTAGAATTAAAAGCATATGTGGATAAGATAAACAATTCTACATATGATATAAAAATTGATGTAGATATTACGAGTGACATAACTTTAAAAAAATTATTTGATTTACACGAATGTGTCGAAAGATTAGGACAACGTCAACGAGTAAATGATCCTGACTTAGAAAAATGTGAAACATTAGACGAAGTAGTAGATGATTTTGCACAACTTAACAAATTAATACATAAGCTTGAAGGTACGTTGCACGGTGGTGAATGGCTTACAGCATCATTTGGTGCTCCGGTAGGAGATCCAGATTTAAAAGTTGCACCATTAAAATATAGAATGCTACAAGAAGCTACGTTTGGTTATAAGAGAGACAGATTGTATCTGGATTATTGTGAAACCGGAAAGAATATGGGGCATATCTTCCAACAAAATGATGTTGAAACACTGCAAAGAAAAATGGTTCAGCCACAAAGGAATATACACCCTAGTATATTTTTAAACTTTAAATCTGATATGGTTCTTAATTTTGAAGATTATAAAAAATGGTGTATAGATAATAATGCAGAAGAATTTGGTTATGATTATGAAAACCCCAGATGGTGGGGAGTATGGGAATTGGGTACTATAGTTAAAGCTTCATTTAAAAAATTGAGCGACTTCCCATATTATGACACCATAAAAGCAAAAATATTATAAATACTTAATGATTGAACAATTACGAGAACTTTACGATAAGATTACTAGTCTTAACACTGTAATCACAGAGGATAAGGGACACTTAGACCACCCTGAAGATTTAATATTCTTGCGTGGTGTACAAGGTGCCAACCAAGCTGTTCAAGCAATGGCTGATACCGTAGCTAAACCAGAAAAGGTTACAATTAAGTGGGATGGATATCCTGCATTAATATTTGGTCGTAATAGTAATGGCAAGTTCACTATATTAGACAAACATATGTTCAATAAGAAAGATGGTAGTGGCCGTCAGGTATTCAGCCCAGAACAGTTTGCACAATACGATAAAGAACGAGGTGTTGACAGATCGGACCTGCATCAGCTTATAGCACAAATATGGCCTGGCTTAGAGAAGTCTGATAAAAGTAAAGGTTACTATTGGGGCGACTTGTTGTTTAAACAACCATTAGTAGAAAAGAACGGGCTATACACATTCAAAGCTAACCCTAATGGAATTACATATACAGTAGACGCTAATAGCGAATTAGGTCAATTCTTTAAAGGGAAGAACTCTGGTATTGTTGTACATCAATATATTGCACCTGATGCATTAACAACTGACCAAGCTACTCCTTTAGATGGTACTATAGGTAGCTTAAAGAACAACAGTGATGTAGCGATATTACCTGCTAAGATGCCTGTTACACCTAAATTAAAAATTAATTCGAGTCTACTTAAAAAAGCTCAATCAGAGATAGCGAAACATGGTCAAGCAGTTGAACAACTAATGAGTACTGCACCCCAAGCTAGAAATACTTTTAATCAATTGTTTACTGTGTACATTAATAAGCGTATTGTAGCAGGTGATTTAAACAATTTATTAGCAGGGTTTATGGATTATGTTCAGACTAGACCAATGACTGATAAGATGCGTGAGAAGATTAATCAGCATTTAAATGCTAATAAAGCAGGATTAGTTGGTGCTTTTAGCATATGGGTCGCTATCTATAATCTAAAAATGAACATTGTAGAACAGTTAAATAAAGCCGCAATGACAGCTCCTGTTAAAGGTTATTTGCAAGACGGTACACAAACACAAGAGGGTTTTGTTAGTAACGGACTCAAATTTGTAGATAGAATGGGCTTTAGTCGCCAGAATTTGGCTGGAAGACAATAGCCAAAACCGACTTTTTTTCTTGCCAGGCATAAATAATAGTATGAATCTATACGATTCAAAACTTTTAAAGGAATTTCATTATGGCAGGTTTTACAAGAACACACGGCGATGCACAACCAGTATTCGCAATTGACGTACAAAATGGTCCAGTAGCTCCAACAGCATCTGCTGACGGCACGACTACTAATTTATATGGCCCAGCACTAGACTTCTTCGGTTTTGACTTAGGCGCCGCTCCAACAGCACAATTAGGTGTTGACGAGATGGTTGCACAAGTTATGGTTTCTATCGAACAATTAGCTACAGTTGCAATTTATGCAGTTCAAGCTACAGCAAACACAACTAATATGTCAGTTGCTGTTTATCCAGTTGGCGCATATACTGCGGCTGCACTACAAACACAAATTCGTGCTTTAGGTACAGTTAATGGTTATGACCTAAGTGGCGCTGTTGTTACTAACGTTGGTTTCCGTCTAGCTTCTACAGCTACAAGCGCAAGCTAATCAGAAGTTTAACTTCAAACGAATCCGAGATTTATTCTCGGATTTTTTTTGCCTCTAAATACAAGTATGAGTTTTAAAGTAAGTTGTTATACGCTGTTTGATATCACCCAAACAGGTATTGTGAATAGAAGCCGTCCCGATCCCGAAGACGATGCTGAATTATGGTTGCACAAAAGAAACACACAATGCAACTTTGATACGATTGTGCAGGCTGTTTCACTACGTAGTCAGCCGGAAAACATTAGTATACCAACATCTACTAAGATTAAGTTTGATGAGTTTGAGAATTTTGGATTCTTATTAGAGAATGATGAGCAAGTAATTTGCTGGACCTTTGATTTTGATATACAACACCCTAGTGTGTTTAATGATGGTAATTCTGAATTAGGATCACTATATTCCGACTGTGATAGTGTACCTATGATTAAAACTAAAAATGCTTGGGATAAATTACCCGCGTTTTTAGATTCATCTGACGAATTAAGAAATATTTATTTTAAGGTATTAAACAATGAGAATTGATGTTAGTAAAATTGATAAAAAATTAGATAAAATGATATCAAATTCAGAGTTTGCTAAATTACAAGATGTTGTGATTTTTAAAGACACTAATGGTACATACAGTCTGTTTAACAAATATCATATTAAAAGGAAAGATGCAACGGATGTAGTTGTATCGTTAAATAACGGAGATGACGTTAACTCTTTTTTTAGTATGAAAAATGCAGTATGTTGGTGTGTATTAGATAAGATAGGTAAATATCAATTAGCAGACAGAGTTATAAACTTGGATATGCATTTGAGTAGCTTAGAAGTACATATTTCTATTCATTCTAAATTGTTTAAAAAAGCTAAAAAAACAGAAGATAAGCTAATATATCTAGCAAAACTTAACCAAGATAAATTGCAGAAAACTGCTATGAGTGAAGAATTGAGTAAATATATACAGGATTCTTACAATTGGCAACAAAAAAGATTCGGGTTAAAAGCCGAACATTAAATGAAAAAAGATAAATACTTTATATTAGTCTTGGAATACAACTATGAAATTAACTGATTTTGACAAAAACCCAATCGAGAACGCAACTAGAGCGTTAAAAGAGCATTACAACGTTCCGTTTAATGTTCGTAAAATGTCATATGCTCAATCAAGAGATATGCTTAACAAAGTTCGCGGTCTAATGACTGAAACAAAGAAATCTACAGGTTTCTATGAAAGCCAACAGAATTCTTCATATCTAAAACTTGTGTTTATGGAACAAGCTCTAAGTAAGCATTTTGCTGAAATAAGCCTACGTAAACCACGTATCGTTGTAGAGAATGAAGAAGTTGAAAAGTCACAGGTTGTTCTTGCGGCTCAAGATATGGTAGACCAAATTCAGAAAATGGTTGAAGAAGTTTCTGATATGTTGGTAAAAGAATTACCAGCATTGACTGATGGTGTACAAAGTGAAATTGGTGTCAACGAGAGCACGACATTTAATCAACAAGTTTCAGAAGCATTAACTTCATTACAAGCCGCATTGACAACAAGTCAAGCAACATTAAAATCTGCATTAGGTGGTATTACCGGTCAAGGTGGTGCTGAAGCGTTTGATGCAGGTGGTGATATGGGCGGCGCCCCTGATATGGGCGGTGATATGGGTGCTGAACTTGATGTTCAAGAACCACTTCCAGGTGGTGGCGAAGAAGAAATGAATGTTGACCTTGAAGCCCCGGAAGAGGAACCTCTAGGTGGTGCAGGTCGCCCTAAGAGATAACAATGCGATTGTATGAATTTGCCGGTAGTCCACTATTAATTAGGCTGGTAGCTACTACTAGCCAACTTAAGAGTGAGATTGATTCCGGTGAAGTTCATAGTGATTGGACTGTTCCAGAACTCTTGCAATATTATAGAGATAATGATATAGTCATTGACAAGTCAGACTTGTATAAAATGATTAAGAATCCTCCGTTGAATCAAAGTATTGAAAATATTCAAGGTGACAACGTTATATTCAAAGGTCAAACTCCTGAACAAGAAGCACAGCCTGATGAGAATCAAAAAATCGTAGCACAAATGGCTCAAAATGCAATGCAACAACCACAATGATTAGTATAACTGACAAAGCGTCAAACAAAATACAACATACAATACAAAAACGAGGCAAGGGACTTGGTATTCGTATAGGTGTAAAAACTACAGGATGTTCAGGTCTTGCTTATGTACTTGAGTATGTTGATAACCCACTAGAACACGATATTAAAGTAGACTGCAATGGTTGTGCTTTATACGTTGACCCAAAGAGTAG